TTAATAAAGCGGAAAATTCTGTCAGTAAGTTTCGTTTTCGTGCCTTTTCGTTCGTTAATATCGAAAAACTCGCGTTGCTCCTGTGTAATGTTAGGTAACGACTTGAATACGAACTTAGACCTGATAAGCTCATCAATAACGTACTCATCGTGCATGGCGACTGCAACAGCAACTTCCGCGATAGTCTCCGGAATACCAGTATTCTTACAAACAGAAGCCTCGATAATCTTGCGTTGACCTGCATTAATTCTATCTACAACTTTTCCAACTAGACCCTCTAAGCTATCCGCTACATTATTAGCATCATCATGTGCTTGGTCATAGTATAACTGTGCTTCGTCGGCGGCATCAACCAACAGGTCGTGCTTTTGCCGAAACTCCTCTAATTCACGGCGATACTTCTCCTGCAAATCAGACACGCTTTGCTCGTCTAAGCCCAATTCGGCAATCTCTTTTTTATACCCCTCCATTTCTTTTGCGTACTTAGCTCTCTTCCGTGCTTTTTCTTTAGGGACGTCTCCGCCAAGAGTATGACATGACGACCAGGTAGCGCGCCCCGTAGACATTCCAGCAATGTCATAGGGATGTCTGGAAACACACAGCAGCATAACACCAGCAGACCCTAGATTCTCTGCATATTCCCGCATATTATCGTTAATGACATCCGCAGCAATGTGCTGTTTCTTTGCGATTAATTGATAGGCTTTGTTTACAGAAACTTGTCTGCCGTGCTTATCAATACAATACTCCGGACTATCCGCATCAATACGGTATCCAGCCTTTGATAGCGCAAACTGTATGTTGTTCGGAATCTCTGCTTCTACGTAAACCGGGAAGTACACTCGATAGATGATTCCGTTAGATTCTTTATAGCTTCCACCTACACGCTTGGCGTGTTTAACAAGCCACTGAAAACCGGATTCGTGAATTGCAGCAACATTATGCTCCTTCCACAACTTGAGATACTTTCGATACTGACTGGGGTACATCGCGGCAACTGTTTGCATTTTTTAAGCTCCTACAATTTTCAACGGGTAATTAAACGGAGAGAACACACCTACGTACTTTTCCAAGATTGGGCACGTAGCTGTCAGCTTGGTGCGGTCAATAGCGTAAACGTAAGCGCGTGTGCCTTCACTGGTTGTCACAGTTACGGTGATCGCGTTGTCCTCAATCGCGGTTTCCACACCAACAGATTCAGCGTTCACACCCGGCGTCTTAGTGGATTCGATAGCGCCTTCAATATCCGACTGTAACTGGATTCTGGCAGCGTGGCGCACCTGCGCTGGCTGAGAGAAAATCGGTCTAGTGACAAAGCTGTCTACGGCTTCGTTTACGCACAGCGAGATTACAGCGGAGCCTACCGATTCCACCACGTCGGCAGCAGCGTTGTAAAAAGACAACACTAAACCACCGTCTCTAGTTACATAGCCAAAACCCAGCTCTTGACAGATCGCCAGCAGTCTGCTAGACTGTTGCACACTGCCGACATCTTGCTTGAGCTTGTAGGTGCTCGCCGACCAATCTCCGCGATACATGCAGTCACGAAAAGCATCGGCGGTCTGTTTCGTGCTCATCGTGGAAGATAACACGGCTACAGAAAACCCGTGTTTGCGGGCTTTCTTCAGCATGTTACGGATGTAGGCGTCTGACCGTTTTTCAAGGGAAGCCACACTGTGACAAGCAGTTGCTTGCAGCACGTTGACCACGTTGATTTTGGTATTCAGCATAGGTAGAAAAAACATCAGTCACTCCAGGAAAGGGATAGGTCTATCATAAATCTTATAAAAGGCTCGCAGGTGCTGCATACGGCCAGAACTTGCGTAGAAGGCAAAAACGTTTGAATGATGTACAACATCTGTGCTGGTCACAGACAACCGGATTTCCAGAGTATTTCTGTCAGCCTGTCCGGACAAAAACGGCACTCCTAGCTCTTGAGCTAGAATTTTAGCCCACTTTGTAGGGAAGCAGCACGGTGCGCAAGAGATGCTCTTTACACACAGCGGCTTGATCCGCTGCACAACTTTCGGCAAATCTGCCCAAAAGTCACGTTCTTTATACATCGTAAACATAGAGGATTCTCTCATCATGATTGAAAAATTCATTGAGTACACGGGTACGGACGGAAACAAGTGCCGAGTATACCTTTACAGCAGAGTAGCGGTTTCTCACGCGGAAAAAACATACGTTGGAACAGCAGTCAAAATTGACGAAGCCATTGCGACTATTCACTTGGACGCAGGTCAGCAGTTTCGCGTAACAAAAGCACAGCTTGAACAGGGTAACGTTCGCATGATCCCGGTTCACGTTTACGTTCGTGAGAATGAAATCAGTCGTCAAAAGTTAGCAGAGAGCCTGTACAGCGACAATACTAAACACCCACTGCTCGACGCATCTGGACAACGAGTTTCCACCCGCGTGGACGACAGCACCGGCGGAATTCTTTTCCGCATTATCAACTTCTACCTGTTCGGCAACGAACTCAAAGAACCAGAATTCAAGACTACTAGCAATAACCACGTACCGGCGTTCATTGCTTACGACAAAACCGCAACCGAACCGGGCGGAGTTCAGACACTATGGCTGAACGTCAAAATGTGCGGAAGATTGAACCGACTGGTCAGTGTGGTTGCGAAACTGTGCATTAATCTGTATCAGTTACAGAACATTACCAGCGGAGAGGAATTCTCGCGCACTAAAGGCAATGACGCCACATTCAAGATGCTTGCGCGCAAGGCCATGATGTGGTACAAACTGCGCGTCAACGTAGGTTTCGAGGAAGCCATCCCGGCGGTTCCAAAAGAAGGTCGTGTCGGAAGCTACGTATTGATGTCAGGGTACGACAAATCAGGTGCAAAAGTATTCACACTAGAGAAGCTGCGCTTCTCTTCGGTAGATGACTACATCGAGAACATCGGAAAGCAACGTGCTGCCGACACTATTGTAGTCATGAAAAGCACCGACGAGAACCTGCACAACTTGCAGGACTTTGGCGTGCAAATGCAGATTTCCGAATTCGACGCATCCAGAATTCTGCGAACGGCAATCGCAGAGAAGAACGTATTGTTCTCAAAAACACAGCACGGCGAGGGCTTCGTACTGAACCACGGACATTTAGACCTGGAACAAGAGCCTGAACGGGTGGAAGTAGATCGAACAAAACTCACGCGGGGTGATGAAAAGGGAATTGAGGCTCGCGTTCTTGAAGGGCGCATCAGAACGTATACCCGCCAGCTAGAGCAGGAGTACCCTGGAAGTCTCCCACAAGTATTCGGAATCAGCAAGAACACGAAAGTGCTTTTCTCACTGACCAAGACGGACAAGTCAAGATTTATGGCGGAGTTCGTGACGGACAAGACAGACTTTGGAGAAATCGCTTGGGTGATGTACGGTAGGATGTACAGTGAGATCAAGGAAGGTGTTACTAAGTCGGCGAACTACGCGATTACCATCAACGATGGTTTCGAGCGCCACGTATTACTGATGGCGTTCAAACACTCAAGCGGTATTCCGTACTTCAGCACGCCGACAAAACAAGCGCTACCGTTACGCATGGCGCTTTACGGCCAAGTAGCGCAAAACTTGGAAAAGACTTTTGGTGCGTTCGTTGAACACCTAGGCTTCCTGCCAGCTCAAGCGCGTTTCTAACAAAACAGGGGTGCCTAGTTAGGCACCCCTTTGTTTTCATTCTTTTGCAAGTGCGTTGTTGCCTTGAATTACACGGTAGCAATAAAGCGCGTACTGTCGGTTTTTCAGAAGCAACGAACGCAAGTACCCCTCTGCCTGCTGGTCAGTCATTGCCAGCACATCCTCTTCTCTCGCCAAAGTAGGCGGAGCTTCCACGTTCAAAACTACTGGACGGTAACGGTACTCTACACTTGAACACCCTACCAGAAACAGTAGTGCTGCGACGAATACGTAGCGCATCATTTCTCCTCCTTTAGCATGTCAACAAGCGTCTGTTTCGCACCGTCGCAGGAATTCTGCGGGACATTTACGTACTTCGGGATTTCAACGACGCGCGTGCGGTACTCCGTAGTTACCTTTTCGGTTTGCGCAGCTACTGCGGCCTCTACTTTCTTCTCGCTCAACTTCGCCTGTTCAATCGACAGCTCACAAGCTGCTGTCGCGGCTCGCGCCATTGACACCTGCACCTTCATTGGCAATACCACAAAGAAGTACATTGCTAACGCAGTAACTACTGTGGCTGCGATAGCTGCGAAAACACGATCCATAATCTAATCTCCCTTTGGAAGTAGCCACAAGTACGAGGATGCCCTGATCCTCAACGTGTCAGCAAATTCAACCGGGTTAGCCGAGCTTGTAACAACCAGACGTTTGACCTTGCTGGTGCGAACCAAAAGCTCACGTAATAATTCCATCTTGCGCGGAGTAGAGTTGTCTACAACCTCGCTGAAAACGTACATGCTTGGAATGTGCCCGTTATGCTTGGAAATCACAGCATCATCAAACGTCGCGTAGACCGAATGCCACCGTGGTGAGCAATTGATTCCGCGCGCTGACAGTTCCTTCTTGCGAATATCCTTGGAAAAGAAAAACTTGCTAAGTTGCATCAAACAGAAAAGTCCAACACACTTCGCTGCGTAATCGTTTGGGTAACTACTTACGATCATGATGTCAGGCTTGGTGGGTTCTTCCAAGAATTGCTGGAAATCCGATAGTTGCTGTTCAGCACTGATCTTCTTCCTCGAATACTGGTTCGTGTGGTCAATATCCCGCACACGATATTTCAAGTTCATACGGGAGCCTTCCGGCAAGAAAGCCTCGGTAGGAACTCCCGTAGTCAACAACCTCTGATACTCATCACCAGTGCAGCTATGCGTAATAATCACTCGGATTACCTCAAAAGAAACTTCCATTCAAACTGCTGTCGGCACGCGCCAAACCTGTCGCAACAAGCGGTTCTTTGTCATCTTCCGCGTCATCAGCATCCGCAGAGTACCATTCAGAATCGGTAACTTGCGCACCAAACATATCATCGCTAAGATCGTCATTTCGACGACTCAACACTTCCTGCCACTCTCGAATCAGTTCCAAACTCTTCGGCGACATCTTGTACTTGTACCGCTTGATCGTATGGGTGTATTGATGCACCATACTTGAGATGCCGCGAACGCCAGTCTCAACTAGGAAGTGTACCTGGGGTTCGGCCTTACCTTCTGCTGGAGTACATACACGCTTTGTTTCCTGGTACATGTTGTACTCGTTAGTGGTCGGACACATGACTATTAGGTCAGTCCAAGGAACCACATTTACCCCGACACCAATAATGCTGCGGATACCAAGTACAACATCGAGCTTTCCGCTTCGAGCTTGGTCAAGAACTCGGGCGCGGTTCAAATCAGCACCTGCGTAACCTGGGTGCGTACTTCTAGCAAAAACTCCTGTGCGAACCTTCCGGTTCAGCTTCGCATACAGCTTTGCAATGTGTGCCTTATTCACTACCGGAACAACAACTTTTCTTCCTTGACTTACGAGGTCTAGGATCAGCTTCACGGCGTAATCAACGTAAGACTTGTTTGCGAACAGCTCTCTGTAGTAGAAGTAAATCTTCGCTGACTTCTTGGTCTTCGCTTTGAAACCCACGTCATGAATATGCACAGTCGGAATCAACGACTCTGCTTCAGATGTCGCAAGCACAGGCCCCACAATTTCAAGACCTACCAAATCCTTCTTATCTTTGCGCTTCTCTGTTGCGGACACTCCGAACAAGTTTCTGGCGTAGAACTGGTCTATGACCTTAGAAAACACGTTGGAGTTTATTCGGTGGTATTCGTCAATACCGACTGTACCGAATAGCATTCGGTAGTCATCAAGGCGATCCCAACCTTTCTCCGAGATGAAAGTATGCGGAGTAAGAAGGGAGATACACATTTGTGCTGCATCCTCAACGTCACGCGGCACACCGATCAGGATACGTCCGACAGTCTGTTCGAGTTCCAGGATATTCGTGAACTTCTCGGCATCCGCACGAAACCCACGCAGCAGTTCTTCCTGCGGTGCTATCCACGCAGCGCGCAGTTTTAACTTGTGCATCAAAGCCATGCTCATAACAGTTTTGCCAGTACGCGGAGCAGCTTTGATCGCGCCTCGGATACCTTCTTCATGCCACTTGTACATCTGAGCAAGAGTTACTCGTTGATCCTCACGCAACATGCTGTACTTAAACTTGAACATCTCCAAGTGCGGCATCGGCGGCGTCTTGCGCTTATCTACAAGCTGGTGTTCCTTGACATCAATACCGAAGTAGTCTTCCAATCTGAAGAACATGTCGCGCGGCAGTCGCACATATTGCTTATCATTGTGCAGTGACCACAGCTTGTAGTGCCCCAGGAAATTTTCGCAACCTGTACAGCCTGACGGGCGTTCATCTTTCTTGTCGCACTTGTTACAAACAAGCGGGTTGAAATAGAACGTCTTTTCCGCGTGCTTAATAACGTCTTCTTTTCTCAGCAGTGACCGGGGGACATAACACCCGTCGGCACGAAAAATCTTCATAGCACCCGATCCCCTTGGGTAAGGTACATGGAATACGCTTCTCTAGAATCTCGCAACGAGAAGTGCATATCCGAACACCGTTTAATCGCGGAGTCAATAGCGCGCTTGCACTCTTGTAACACCGAGAGCCTTTCCCGGAACTTCAAGCATACAGAGCTACTGATGAACTCACGCGCCGATGTATCTGCGTAACCAGCGGACTTAAACGTTTGCTTGTACGTGAACAGCAAGTACGCATCCATAGCAGCAAGACTTCTCGTTAAGTGGCCGATCATTCGATCAACGTCAACACCCGCAGCAGACAGGCGCGCACTGCGGTTTTGGATTGCGGCGTTCGTTGAAATCACGCGCTGAATAAACTCGGCTTTTCCAAGACCGTTGATCTTCAGCGACGTTTGGGTGCGAATGTAATCGAATGTTTCATGCACCAACTCAAAAACCTCTTCAGGATCACGCTTAGTAAACAAATCGTTTTCCAGCAGTGCCTGAGTTAGTTGCTTACGTTTCTCATCGGATTGCAACATTTTGCGCAGCGCGGCAGACATCAGTTCTCCTTTTGTGGCACGTAGTTTACGTTAGTCGGCTGCATAAGACTAAACATTTGCGTATTGAACGCAAAGATCAGTTCTACTATGTCTCTGCGTTCAATGCGAATAAGTTCCAAAGCATCTTCGCGGGATGGTGCGGCACCGTCACGAAATCCAGATACAATGTTAAAGTCCGCTCGCTGAACAGTAGCAGACTTCTTCAACTGCAAGTAGTAGCCAACTACAACATCTGAACAATGTACTTCAAACAGCCGAGCAAGATTTGACTGCACTAACCCCTTCGCAGTTACGGAACCTCCGAGGATTGGCGTAACCATATACAGGTAGCCGGCTTGGAACGGAACAAAGCTGCGTGTCGGCGCAGCCAGTACATCAGTTGTCTTCAACTTGTTGACTCCCCGCGATATACCACGTTCGTGAAACCGTATCAGAAAAACTTACCGACACACATTGCTGAAAGTTTTCCGAATGGATGCTGACTCTGGCGTCAGGAACGTTGCGCAAAACGTCACATACTTCTTGAAGTAAACGCACATCCATCTGCACTTTTGCAGAGCCTTGAGACTTCAAGGTTTCTACTGCGTAGCTGCCGCTACCTACCGTGGTGGACGAACGAGACAAGTGCAAACCCTTGTCGATGCCGACAACACAACTGGCGCGTTGCTCCTTGACCATAGCGTGAACAAAATCAACGCCGGCGCGAAAATCCTTGGAATCAACCAAAGCACGCGCAACTACTTCGTCGGTACGTAGACTGTACGCCAACTCAGCAGGTTCCTTGTAAAGGGAAGCATTTTCTTTCGCTTGCGGGATGTAAATGAAAGCGTCAGTGGAAGAGAAGAACACTCCAGTAGCGTCCGTGAAAATCGAGATGTCCTCGACTTCTCCCGAGAATACCGCTCCGATACTTTGCAGGCTCTTCTGCGGAAACACTACTGGCATCTCCAGCGTAGTTTCAGTCTGAATGAAGGACACGCAACAATGATGATCGTCACTCACGGAAACCGAAACCGTACCTTCGGAATACTGCTGAATGTACATGTCAAGCAGGCTTGCGCGGCTTTCCATGTAGGCTTCCAGCAACAGCTTTTTCGTCGCAGCGCGTAAGTACGGCCAGAGTTCTGCCGGAAGCACCGACTGCTTCTCGGAAGCTACGCACAGAATGCTAGAAAGCCGACGCTCAACAGAAGGAAGAACTTCTACGTGCATAAGAGTGGCACGAGTTTTCTTTGTCCGAACTACAACAGAATCAAACGTAATCGTAATACGAGACTCGTTGATCGTTGCTTGCTGGAAAGTTGCGAAGTCCACACTCGCAAAACAATCCGCGCTGACTGCGGCGTCTACCGACAAACACACAACATTGTTCAACATCGGGTCGTGACGCATAAAAAACACTTTTCCAGCTTCTGCGTCCCCAATGACGTTAAACGCAAAATCTTTCTTTGACTTCCAAGGTGCCAGCTTAGACAGCGGCTCCTTCAAAGCCGGGAGCTTAAGTTCCACAGCTTCGTTAGTCGGGGCGTCTAACGCCCGATCAATTACTTTAGCCACGTAGCTAATCATTCAATTCTCCGGGTACGAAACACAATCAAAGGTGTCGAAACTACCAAACACGCCAGATCGTGCTCCTGACACACGTTGCAAACGTTCAAGTGATGCCTCGGCGTTCGCGGCTTTCAGGGAACTCAAGACCTGAGATATAAACGACATCGTTGTCATCTCAGTTACCTGTTCGATGTAGCACTCAGTATGGATTCCAGCGCCTAGCGTATTCGGCAAAGAGTACCTGGCTAGGTCTGTGTAATTCAGCGACAGTTTGGTAACTGTATACAGGTACAGCAGTGCTAGGTCGATCAAGTCAGTTGCGGCTTGCATTGCACCGTATTGCGATGCGTTGTCAAAAATGTTACTTACCGTAAGCTGACCGAAATATTTGGTCTGCTGACGCAGAGTTTCGTTCAAAACCTCAATGCGACGAGGATCACGTTCAGCCAAACGAATTCTATTTGGGAAGCGCTGTGCCTCCAAGCGTCGTCGTAATACGAGCATAATTAAGGCGTGGTGTTTCCACCACGCCCCTCATCACTTTTTCAGTTCACGGGAGATGCGCTGGAGATCGGCAACGATCTCACGCTGGTTCAGCAGCAAGGCTTGGGAAATAGCTCGAAAAGCCTGGAAGCGAATCAGGCTTTCCACCAAGGTAGCGAATAGCATGTTGTTGTTCCTTACGAATCAGTTTTTCAAAGGGAATCTCTCCACAGGCAATACGTTCTTCCAATGACTGATGTCCGGTCATGTCATAAGTATCGTAACCGTAACGCTCCGCATAACGGAACATGCCGGATTTTGCCTGCTCAAGGAGAAATTTTGGCGTTTTACTCGGTACGAAAATCTTACGCATAACTGCATCTACATCAATATCGTAATTGTGCTCAGAGATTTGTGTCTTCAAGCACCACTCGATAATGGCGTGCAAGTGGTTGAAATCTCCGCACAAGTCCTGTTCTGCTTCGTATACAGGCTTTCCGTCCTTATATACAAGTTCACCTTTCTTGTCCTTTTTCTGCACAGGCTTTCCATCTACCACCTTCAATACAGGCTTTCCGTCAATTGAGCCGTCTTCAGTTTTATCCCGAAAACCCGGCGCCCACTTTTGTGTCATCGCCAGATTGGGGCCGATTTCCATCTCAATCGCCAAGTCAACTGAGAAGTCCATACCATGCAGTTCCTTTGCCTTACGTTGGTTTCCTAACGTAAGTCCGTACTCGATAATCTCAATAGCGGGTAGGATAAAAGCATACTTCGCCTCCATCTCGGAAGAATCATGCACCATATTACAGTTCAACAGCGGTAAGTTCTTGCGGTAACGTTTATTGTCCTTAGTCTCCCACCACACCAGCTTTTCGATGAGCCTAGCACCGGAGAAACCCAAATCCGAACCGAGTCCTTGAATAGGGGAGTTACGCGAACGACGACTAAGCGCGTTAAAAACTCCTCGCAAAGACTTGTTCTCCTTCAGTGTGCGGTACAACATAAGGCCGAAAAGGTTACGTCTGCGGTTCAAACCAGACGCGACGAATTGCTTGGACTGCGCGTACTTCTCAATATCCAGCAGCCACTGCGCAGCGTTCTTCAGCTTTGAAAAGAACAGCTTAAAGATGTTCTCCACATCCTCAAGCGGCATCTTCAGTGCAGCAGCCAGGCTTTTCATCGAACGCCCGTAAACCGCACCGAAAGCAATCCCCTTAACTGCACCTCGAATGTCGTCCGTAACAAGTTCGGGGCTTTTAGCCATTCCGAATGTCACTGTGTTCACGCGATGAATGTCACCCTCAATAGTAAACCGCTTAACGAGGCTCGGATCAGGCTTCTTACGAAACGCGGAAATGATGTCCAGACCTTTCTGAAACGCTGCCGACAAATCTGGACACTTTGACGTAACAGCCCACAGACGAAGTTCGTGCGCTGAAAAGTCAACCTTCAAGAACAGAGAACCTTTCGGCGCGATAAAAATCCGCTTAACAACTTTGGCTAAGGCACCGCGAGAAGGAATCTGCTGCGTGTTCGGTTTTGTAGCAGCAATTCGACCTGTAAGCACAGAGATGAACTGATACCACGCACGAACACGACCATCAAGAACTGTGTCAGGGTTACGGTTAGCGATCTCTAACAGCGGAGCTAGAAAGCCGGCCTTAAGTTTCTGAGCCTTTCCGAGTTCGTCAAACTGCGCAACAATCTTGTTGACCTTGCTGAAGAATTCCTTGAACCCTTTGGAATACGATTCCGAGCCGGACTCTGTTTTTGTTGGCGACTCCAACTCCATCACATCGTAGAACAAGGTTTTGAGATGGTCGCTTTTCCCGAAGTCAAAGTACGAAACCGTCTGCGTGCTAAACAGCTTGTTCGTGCGAGACTTACCTTCACGATCAAGCAGCATCTCTTCCGCACGTTTTACTTCCGGAGTAGCGCGCAAGTCTCGCTCTAGCTGGTCGATCAACGCATAAATCTTTGAGTTCGGAGCGTTTACTCGCCAAAGATATTCTACGTCCATTAGCGTACCGTTTCGCTGCATTGTACCGAATGTATTCAGTTGATCGGAGATAATCCCGCCGGCTACTGAACTGTACCTACGAATGTTTGCATCGTGCGCTCGCATGATCTGCTGCTCAAAGATGCCCATAAGCACCAAGACATCTAGCGCACAATACCGAATAAGGTCAGGTGTTTCGTACAGATCAAGCGCGTGAATATTTACACGACTCTCTTTTCCGAAAGAACCTGTTAGGTACTCAGTATTGCCGTACATCAAACACTGCGCAAGCAAAGTATGATGACCGATTGATTTCTTTTCTTCCGAATCGGGATCATCATCTGGGTGTCCACCACATGCTTTGTTGACCGCCTTGTAGAAGTCATTCATCACAGATAAGTTCTCGTCAAATGCAAACTCACCCGCCATTGTATCCCACACGTCAGCACAGTAGTGCGCAATACCGAGTTCTGCACGCAGCAACGGCAAATCAAAACTAGCGTTGTGGTACAGGTGCAGAATGTTCTCGTTGTCGTAAAAGTAGTCACCCAACTTCTCAAGAATGTATGCCAGCTCGTCGGGTGTCCAATTAGCCGATTTGTGCTTGATCGGCAAAACAAAGGCACGATCTTGGCTATCTGCACACTGCAAGATTTGCAGCGAATTCGAGATTCTAGCCAGTGATCGTGCCTCGGTGTCAAAACCCCAGATCGGCTTCTTGTAAAGCAGCTTCAGGAGTTTGTCAAACTTCGCAATAGTGTCTACAACGATGATTCTTGCATCCGAGAAGTTGTTTCGGATTTTGTATTCCAGTTCCCCGTTAATTGCCGCTCGCACAATGCGTGAAACCTGACCTAGTAGATTGATGGTGCGTTCAGGCTTCTTACCGCCGGTTGCGAACTCCACCGGACACGGACACCCAGTTAGCGTGAATTCATGGTCTTTGATCTTTGCAGGCTGCGGAATACCAACCATAAACTGCGGGTGTTGCGTAACTAGCACCTCATCGGTTCGCGTGCCGTTCAAGAACTTGCACGCAGTCACGCCAAAAGCAACCACGACATCCGGCTTGTACTTGTAGAGCTTTGACAGAACGTATTCGCGGTTGTCGTTGTCAACCTCAAGTAATAGTTCCGGAGAATCAGCACCCGAAAGAGCCGACGTGCTATCTGCCGGAGCAAACGCATCACACGGAATAGCAAACATGTTCAGCTTTTCCAGAGAAAAGCCAGCGTTCTTCAACACTGCGTCGTAAATCCCGTACTCTGTCGTACCGTAAGCCAGAAGTTTCTTATAGGCGTAGCTCTCAGCAAAGGTGCGCGAGATAACAAAAGCTACACGACGCTCGCCGTCTCTTGCGCTGTATGGTAGGCGAATGTCTCGAAAAGTAGACAACGGGTTACTCGCACTTTTAGCCGAGATATACTGCATGAATAACCTCCTAGATAGAAAACAAAAAACGTCCCAGTTTTCACCAGGACGTTTTCGTAAAGCGATTTACAGTTCCAGAACACCGGACTTCTTACCTGCACTTTTACCCGAAGCCGGCTTACTGCTGGAGGCGGGCTTACGGCTAGACGCAGGCTTACTGCTGGAGGCCGGTTTACGACCGGACGCTGCAGGTTTGCTTTCAGTTGCCCCGGCGTCAGACCAGGCATCCATCTTGTCCAAGAACACGGTTTGCGCAGCAGCAAACATTTTGGCGAGAGTATCCAAATCGCCAAGTGCGTAGAAGTAACCAAAATCACCGGCCTTTTCACGCACTTGCGACATCGCCTGGAAAAAGGTTCCGATGATCGCACCGTAGATGCCATTTGCAGCAAGCGCAGTCAGCGAGTCTACGCGGAACGGTTCATAGTCCGTAACTTTGCGACCTTCCAGCGAGGAAGCGATGGCTTGCTCCAGATAGTTTCGATCGTACTGCGCGCCACCGGCTGCGCCGTAGGACGCGGTAGCCTTTTTCTTGTTTGCAGCGTACTTCTTCATCGACGCTTCCATGCGCGTCATCAACTCATCAATAACCTGTGAGGTTACAGTGTCAAGCGCAGAACGACGCTTTTTCTTATCCTTGATACTGGCGGCTTTGACGAGTTCTTTCGAGAATACGCCGGCAGCGCCCTTAAAGGTGTTGCTCAAGATGACATAGCAAAACTTCGCTTTTTTCATTGCGGCTTCGTGTTCAGCGCCGGTAATACGCATTTTTGCTGCGGTGGATTGGAAGCTCATACAAAAACTCCTGTTAGAAAAGTTTGGACGACAGATTCATTGGGTTGTCGCCGATGGCACAGAAATAGGCGGGGGTTCCGACAGCAGAAGTCTCGAAACCTTCTAGGTTGATTAGTTGCCGGTAAGCCACTCTATCGTTACCTCCCACCCGGATAAGCCTTGGCGGCATACCTAAATCGGTATATTCCCCTGGCGCATCCTTAGCAGTAAATACCCTGCCAGAAATCGAGCAGCGATACGCAGAAAAATTAACTCCCATGCTGTAGGTATTAATCATCTTGCGCAAGATTGCGTTGACCAGTTGCGGGTCTTTGCTGCGGTCAAAAGCCAGCAGCTTCACAAGTGAAAGCAATCCACCGTACTGCGGCAAAGCTCGCATGTACGTGTCCAAGATAATTCCCTTAGCCCCCGGTAGCACTTGGTTCGCGTGTTCAAGGAATGTCGGCTTACCGATCCACGTCTTGTACGCGATTCTGCCTTGCTGCGGGTTGAACTTCAGGAGTTCTTCCCGCGTCATGGCATCGCCATTGGTATTAGGCAAATCGGAAAGAACTGTGGATACCGGAACCAGAACATAATCCGAGATACGCGGCGAGATGTTGTACATTTCTGCCGCTGCCGCCAAGTACGAAATATCAATCTCAGATCGGTCTGAGTTATCAGACGCAGTGGCAACGAATCGCGCCTTATCTGAGACATCTTCAGAGAACATATCACGAATACTTCCGTGTTGCACTCCACCAACAAATCTGCAAGTTGTCATGGTTTTCTCTTGCCAGTACGTAGAGACTTAAAAATTCCGGACAACTCTTCGGCAGAAGCGTTAGCTACTGCTTGCATCGGTTTCTCACGCAACGGAACCCGCTTTGAATACGCTGTTGGTGATGCACCACCGCTAAAACCACCGTCATCGTCATCATTGGTGGCAAACTTGGCAGTCTCTTTGACGTACTGAGCAAATCGCTCACGCAACTTAATATCCTCATTCTGATCGTTGAGGATTTCATACGGATCAAAACCTGTTGCAGCGGCTAGGATACGGAATGGTACAGGCCAGCCTTTCTCCGCCAGTTTATCCAACATGTCAAGGTAATCAGTAGACACAGGAATGTCCAAACTTTTTGTCCAGCGGATTTTAGGCAGGCGAAGGTACTTCTCTGCAACATGACCATAACGCAACAAGAACTCAAGGTACGCTACGTGGTTGTCCTCAGCGTCTTGCACAAGTTCACGAACATTTTCCGGTGCATCGTCTTGCAAGAACTTGTTCATGAAAGCAACCAATACCAGCACAGGACGCAATAACGCGGAGTAAATGTAATCTCTTCTATCCTTGAACAAGTCTAGGACAATCTGAATACCACCTTCAAGTGCGAACGCCCCATCCATAGACACCAAGGATTCCGGAATTCCAAGCGCGCGACATTTCAGCGTAGGCAAAGTACCCCATAGATCATCAACCTTCCAGAAGGAACCACCTTCCAAGATGTCTTCAAAAGAAACACCAGGACGTGTTGCATAAATCGCACTAATCGGATCAGCAGCCGCCTGCTGTAGCGCATTCACGTATGCGTTGAAATCTTCCGGAAGAGGTGCCCAAGTATCGTCGCCAAGTGTCATGTGTGTTACACCACGAACACGTCTGACGCTTTCGCCAAGAGTCGCACGGAAGAGGTTTTTCTCATAGAACCACAACGGCAGCGCTCTACGCAGCGCAGAAACTCCGAAGGAGTTCGGGCGAGTTTCATTGATTACGTAGAGCGTGTTTGTCGGGTTCGCCTCGAACTTCCCGTTAGAAACTTGGCGCAAGAAGTCTCCGTAGAGGCGCTCCAGAACCACGTTCATTTCTGACGATTGCGTATAAGCGCGAAGTCCCGTCAGGAACTCCCGATGAATAGAGCCAGTGATCTTTGGCGGAAGCCTGCTAAGTGGCGACGGCTTCACGTTCACAGTCTTACTGTCAAAGAACAACAAATCCGCAATCTTAGGGGGCTTGTCGTCATTTTCGTCTAGTTCCATCAACATAACAGCCGCAGACCGCCCGGCGATCATGCGTTCACGTTCCATCTTCGGAATATTGCGCTTGAAGTCTAGCGCCAGGATATTATCTTTGTAGATGTCCAGCTCTTCTTCGGTTAGTTTTGCCGAGCCTTGCTCTACAGCAAAACCGCCTTGGTACGGCAAAACAGCCATCAAATCAATACCAAGTCCAAGCACCGGATCATTGTCGTAGATGTCCTCATAAATGCGAATAGCCGGGTTTGCTTCCCGGTTTTCCTGACCTTCCACGTAGAAACCATCAAGCAAGTCACCAGTATCCAAGTACACAGGCATGTTGTTCACGGACATATTCTGTCCAGAAGGAACTGGAGTCGATCCAGCCCCGGTAGCCTGCATCTTTTCCGGTCGGTTTGCAAACGAGTCTTCAGAAGCGGCCACAACCTTAGCCGCGTTTAGCGCTTGTCTGCTTAACGACACCCAGGAAACTTGCTTTGTAGCATCTGTACCCTTGCTCAATGGTGAGCGTAGAGTTAGCATTAGCTGACGGCTCCAGTTACGGGAATAGGCTGCGCGATCCCGTGCTGCGCACAGAAGTAAAAGCGCAGGTTATCTGCGCCATACGCAACTTGCATCTTCTCACGACACTGCGGACATACATCTTCCGAAATGTGCGTATGCGCTGCGGCTACCGCAGTTTCTGTCGGAACAGTATAACCTGTAGCTACGGTGCTTTGCACGGCGGGTTTATTACGTCGAAAAATATCAAACGGATCAGCCATGTTTTTTTATCTCCTGAAACTTGAAACAATAATTGGTGCGCCTCTCGAATCCTGTCGGGACATTGAAGAAGACACGGAGCTAGTGTTTCCAGAATACGATGCAACCAAGGGCTTGAAGTCATCCTTTGGCACAGTCGATTCATCCAACAAGGCATCGACTACCTCAACCTGATCTAGGTAGTAAGCTCCAACGCAGAAGGCTCGAAACAGGTCATCGGTCAGTCCCTCGCCCTTGTCTACATTTTTCGCACCATTACGCACAGTTGCACACTGATAATAAAAATGCTTCAATGTATCTGAAAGGAAACAGTTCGGATAGCCGTCTACGTTTATGTCTTTCACTTCTTTTAACGGGACTCCACAATCAGGCAGAGCAATATCGCCAGAATATAACTGCGCTCTAACATTTACAAAATCCGGAGATCGCATCGAGTAGGTGTCAATAGTACAGCCAAGCTCGGCTTGCATGTCCTGCAAAAACTTGATCGACTGCCAACGGTCAGCCACTGCGTAAACACAGTTGAACGCATGACCTAGTGGGTAGACGAAATTGTCAAAAAGATGCGAATAATTGATCGGAAACAACGCGCTAGGAATAATCTCGAACAACGTGATTAGCTGTTTGAAGTACGAGCCACCTTCTCCTGGACGCAAACGAAAAATCGAAAGCGCAAACGAGTTATTCACGTAGCCTGCGTCAAAACTAAACAGGGTGTTAAACCGCGCTTTCGGTAGGTTCAATAACGGATCACCGGACTTTCCCGGAGGGTTTATGAACTTCGCCACCGTATAGTCAACACCGTTCTGTTTTATTGTGTACTGCTTGTGCGGAACAACTTTCATACCCTTCAACTGGATACTAGGTTGCAGCATCTCCAAGCGTGGAATGAACGGGTCGCTTGAAGCAGGCGCGTTAGCGCCGTAGTCACACTCAGACTGAATTGGGTCTTTTGCGTAATCAGCGTTGAATTCGGAACGCGGCAAAGTTGGGTTTACATCCCAAGTCGCCGCCTTCCTAGCAAAAATCCGAGGGTTTGAAATCGCAGAACGGTACAGTGTATTGATAGTATCTCGCTGAGACTTCGGCGATGACACCGTACACTGAATACCGTTCAACATGTCGTAAGCACCAGCACGCAGTTTTGTTCTAGCTGCGCCGCGAACAGTGCGCAACGAACGGTTGACCGCATCGTGTACAAGGGGGCCGCCCTGCACACCTTCCAGCGACATATGCCCGATTTCATCCACCGCGCCGAAGATACGAGTACGCCCGCGCAAGTTACCTTGGTGAGCCGCTTCAAGCTGAAAGATCACATTCTTGTGCGCGAAACGCATTAACTGCTCAGATACCGCGCACATTTTCTTTCCGGTCTTTTTCTCGTGCATCTTCGCCAAATGCAGATACTCTTGAAACCACGTTGAGGTCAACACGTAGTTACGCATGGGGCCGAATAGCGCAGATTGCCCCTGCGCCATCTTCATTGCCACGCAAGAACCAGAAAGCTGCGTCGCGCCAGACAACCCTAGCGAACGTGTCGGAGACGGAAGTTTCAAGTAATGGTGTAACGTATACGCGCCAGAGTGAGTAGTGATGAAGGACTTACCTGCACGCTGTCCGATCAACAGAACCATCTCTTCGTGAAAACGAAAAGCTCCTGACTTATAGAAGTCGGTCTTGGTCTTTTGGCAACGTGGACAAACACCGTTCTCTAGCAGACATAGGCGATCTAGAACGATTTCGTGTGGGTCATCAACCGCGTAATCCGTAAACAATTCTGTGTCGGAACAATCCGGACAGTATTCCTCGAAAAACTGGATTAGGTACAGAATCTGAACGATGTATGGGTTCTCGTTCAAGTAGTACGATGACGTCACAAACTCGTAGATGTTGTCCGCGCGCGGCAGCATGGAATCGTCAAAAGATAAGTCCGCTACCCGCGCGATGTCCGAAGCAAAGACCGACTCCAGCAGCTTATCGTAAGCTGCTGTGGCCGCGTCGTATTCTTTCAGGAACTCAGCGTTTCCAGCTAGGTCGCCAGAAGCCTCAAGTTCTGTTGCAAGCTCGTTGACGCGCGCAAAGGAACTGCTGATTTTGTCGTCGTCTTCGGAACGCAAATCTTCAGGAATCTTTGCACCGTCACGTTTTTTCAAAACGGTGCGCTTACTGAGACGCTCCCGCTCTTTACGTGCTGTTACTTCGCTGAATACATCATCGACCATTGCCAGGTCTACGCTAGGAATCAGCAAACCAGTGTCAGTTTCTTCGTATTTGCGTGCCATATCTAATGCTCGGTTATTGTCTACTGTTTAAATAGAGACACGTTGCCGAGATGAACTGGCTACGCCCGGCTGACGGGGACAACGCAATTCCAGTACAAGCGCGCTCACCTTCAGCAAGAGCCATGCTGACTTCCATCAGACGTTTCACATCAGGTTTCTTCACGACCTGTAGAAACTTTTTCGCAGGAGGCGTAATGAAACCACGGTAGTCCGGGATACACGTTTTGCTCAACAGGGTATCCAGCGTGGCGCGCAGCGGAACCATCAGCTCGATCATGTTCATCCCAGAATACGTAGAGTTCATGGTGTGCGTAAAACGCACAATGTCCGCAATGTCAAA